TTTTTTTAGAGGCATCTCCATAATCCTCTTGTACAGTACTTATATACTACCGCACTCCTGCGGTTTGTCGTTCATCTTTGCTACGCTGCTTCGGTTAGCCCATCTGATATCGTCAATTCATAATCCTCAAAATCTTCCGAAAGGTTTTGTTGGTACACCTTGTCAAAAAAATTTCTACTGCGCAGCTCCGTCCATGTCGGGAAACCCCGTCGCAAGTCCTCTACGGTGATTCCGTGCTGACGCCATTTTTTTAGGTCTGCTTCTCCTAGACGATCTATTGCATCTCCCACCGATCCCATATAATCCGTGCCTATCTCCTGCAACAATTCGGCATAGATATACTTAAGAGACTTCCACGCATCATAATTGCTTCCATGTGTGCCGTACGCATGACCCATGACCGATAATAATACGTCTACGACATCCCGTTCCTTTGGATCTCGCCCCCAGATCGCTCGAGCTATGTACTCTCGAGTCTCTCGGTACGGCAAGAACTTACTTTGGCCTGGACGCTTATCCGTATTTTCCACAAACTGATGGCGAAGAAAAGTAAGTCCCACAGAAGTGAGCCATCCATTACTTGCCTCACTAAGGAAACAGATTCCATCTTTTATATCTCTAATATCGACGTCAAAGTGGGTCTTCATGAAGTTAGCGAACTGAGCCCCTGAAAAATATGTTGCGCTCAGCCCCACCCCCTTCTTATAAGCATGATCGTCCCCGTATACTATTAAACGTATAATTTGAATCAGTTGTTTCTCCAGTATCGGGCGATCCGCGGGTGGTGCGTTCATTATTTGATACGTGGCAAAAAGATAAAAATAGAGGGACATTACCCACGAATCCATATGCGAAGTATTATAACAGCCCGACGGTACCCCACCCCGCTGTACTCCCCAGACCTCTCCAAACAGGTGCGTAACTCGAGAAAGAATTGCCTTCAATATGGTCTTTAGGATTAATTCCTTCACGGGGTGATCTGGATGGGTAGGGTCTTCGTGTACGAACATTGAACTGTAATATAAATTTACAAAAACTGCCTTTACCGACATATCAAAATTCTTCACATCCCCTTCCACCAAATCAGCCAACCATC